CTAAACCAGTTCTGAGCATTGCCTGATTCATTTGGACCTTTCTGTATTCCATTGGCGATGCCCCGCACTTTCATGCGGGGCGCGGATTGAAACTATAAAGACCACGACCGCGACCCCGACCGCGACCCCGACCGCGACCGCGACCGCAACCACGACCGCGCCCACGACCGCGACCGCGACCCCGACCGCGCCCACGACCGCGACCCCGACCGCGACCACGACCACGACCCCGACCCCGACCACGACCCCGACCCCGACCCCGACCCCGACCCCGACCGCGACCGCGACCGCGACCCCGACCGCGACCGCGACCGCGACCCCGACCCCGACGCCGACCGCGACCGCGACCACGACATATCTAAACCAGTTCTGAGCATTGCCTGATTCATCGCTGACCTATTTCTGCTCGCGGGGGAGCTTTGGAATTTGGATTGCGTCGACAATTGATCCCCGCCCAAGGATCAAGCGCCCCTCGGGGAAGGGTTCCACTTCGTCGAAGGTTACGGTTTGCAGTGCGCCAGTAAAGCGCCCTGTATCGGCGATCCACGCGGCGGACTCCAAGACGAGTTCTTGCGATCCAACGGCCACTAGCTTTCCCGTGTCGATCATGGTTACAGTTCTGATGAGGTAATTCTTCCCGATCTCCCAGGGTCCGGTTATATCGCCGGGAATAGCGGGTTGAGTTGCGAACATTGAGGCCAATTGCCGTGCTTCGCCGATAGTCAAATCGTCAATTTTCATGTTTTCCTTCCTGGTGCACGTCTTACGGGCGTACTGCTTGCGGTTCATACCTGCCCTCCAAGATTTGGCCCGGATACGCTCCGGGCTAGCGGTTTAGTGGGATATTGCACTAAATAAGATCGTCGTCGTCATGTCCGGTGTACTGGGCCACGGTCAGAGTCTGTACGGCATAATGCAGTCCATCGGCGAGCAAGAGTGCGCCGGTCCTACTCACCGAAAAGCGCACATTGCCATACTCTACAAAGAATGCTCTCGCCTGCGCGTTCCAGCGAATCTCCAAGCCGGGTGGTGGTTTCATTGTTCACCGTCCGCATCGAACACGTCCCGAAAGGCTCCGAGTCCTTGAATGTTGTGATCTTCCAGAGATTCCTCGTCTCTAGTGTCCCCAGGTTCTCTGCCGTCATTACGGTCCGCTTCCGCGTCCGCCGCCGCAATCAACTGGCGTAGCTTTTCGTCAATGCGTGATTCATCATGGCGGATCAGTTCGTCAACCGCGCTTGCCAGGCCGTCAAACCTGCGACACTCTAGCTGGACAGGACTCATTCTCGCCAACTTGGTTTCTACGATTGCATAGAGTGGCTTTCCAGTGAGCTGGTCTGGTTCCTCAACGCATGAATCTTCAACGCCGGGCACGTTCCCTTCCGAGATCAGTTTGTCGGCAATGCACTGTGGACAATCACGATTCCGGGGGGAATGGCGACCCGGAAGCGGCTCTTCATGAGAGTGCAAGCCTTCCCGCTTAAAGGGAGACTTCTTCCCAGTAATCCTGCCGAACTCTGCCCGTTCGCCTGCCACAAATGCCTGTTCCAAGTACCCGGCGAGGTTGTTCTGCGATAGCCGGACGGTGTGAATCCCGACAGTATCGTCAACCATCGGATACCGGTGGGAAGGATGCGCGGGAGTGGGAACGAACGTGCCGTCTACGCCGCGAAAGTAGGCCAGGATAGCCTCTGCATTGGATTCGGAGTATTTCTGAGCTGCCGTTTTCATGCGATCTCCATCTGGTATTCTGTGCGCTCTTGAGACGTTAGCCGGCGATTCAAAGCGATCACGCCGAACGGTTGACGGGAGAGCGGTAGTCCGCGCCGAACTGCAATCATCGGATCGGAGGCAGGAGCTTCGACGTAATCCCAGGTCACATCCGGAGGAAAGGCGGAATCGTGCGCGGGGCGGTACATCGGGCGGTACAGGTACTCGATTGCGGAAAGTGTCATGGTTGCCTCTACCCGGATAACGCTCCGGGCTAGCGGTTTAGTGGGATGCGGTTTACGCTTTTGGCGTGGCTGATGGGGTTTCACTGGGGAGCAGTTTCACGTCTCCAAAACTCACAGTGCCCTCGACACGCTGAGCACTGATGGTCATCTCTGTGGAAGATGGAATCTTCCAAATGCAGATTCCCGCGAAGATCCTCAGTTTGGCTGTGATCATTTTGGCTGTGATTTGAAGGCCAGCCTCGATACCCAAGCCAGCCTCGATACCCGAGCCAGCCTCGATACCCCAGCCAGCCTCGATACCCGAGCCAGCCTCGATACCCAAGCCAGCCTCGATACCCGAGCCAGCCTCGATACCCAAGCCAGCCTCGATACCCCAGCCAGCCTCGATACCCCAGCCAGCCTTGATACCCCGGCCAGCCTTGATACCCCGGCCAGCCTCGATACCCCAGCCAGCCTCGATACCCCAGCCAGCCTTGATACCCCGGCCAGCCTTGATACCCCGGCCAGCCTTGATACCCCGGCCAGCCTCGATACCCCAGCCAGCCTCGATACCCAAGCCAGTCTCGATACCCGAGCCAGCCTCGATACCCAAGCAACCAGCAGCGCTGATAAATCCACGCACCTTTACGCATCCTAGAGACGCTGCGATTTCAATGTGGCCGTCAAAGTCAAGGTCGCGTGAAGCGGCATACTCGTTGTATTCGTTCAGATCAGCCTTCGTGATTCTGAGAGTTTCCATTTTCATTGCCTCTACCCGGATACGCTCCGGGCTCGCGGTTTAGTGGGATATTGCACGGATTCAGGCCGTCACTGGTTCTGAGCGCATATCGGACTGTGCGCCGTACCAGTTGGGTGTCTCATCACGTAACTGCCTGTAGCCGTTCGAGAAAGTGTACTTGTGGGCGTCTGCCTTCCGTCTAGCGCGTAGGTCGGCATGAGTGAAGTAGAGGCGAGTGTATCCATGATCGAAGGCCCATTGCCAAGCCACATCAGCGGACGGGAATAGGCGACCATTACCGAGTCCGCTCATGGTTTGCTTCCAGTTCAATTCCCGTCCAGCAAGCCTGTGGCGATGAACCGAGAGAATAGCTCCGTCAATTCTACTTCCAGTGGTAAGCGATACGCACCAGTCGTCTTGAGTTACCGTGTGGTGGGTATACCGAATCAGCTTCATTGTCGATTCTCCATACCGCTGGTAGCGGCTCACCCGGATAACGCTCTAGGTTAGCGGTTTAGTGGGATATTGCACCTTTGCTCTTGCCGTGGATCGGCGCGGCGAAGGCTATGCGCGGGAAGCCGCTGATAACTGGACGCGGCGACGTAGATTGTGGCGGCAATTGTCGTAGGAAACATACCCGTTGACGCAGACAGTCAAGCCGTTGGGAGCTGTAGCCCTGGCGGAAAATCCAGTTGTGGAATCCATCGCGTCACGGTAGCCATTCTCGGCCATGAATTGAATCACGTCAGAGACATCGTGCAACGTGTCGGCTACTTCGCTCGGCAGGAATGATCCGGCGTATGTGGATAGTTTGCGGGCGGTCATGCTCTTCTCGTTCTGCGACACTCCGTCGCCGGTTGATTTACCACGTTGTCGCACTGGGATCGCGGCTCCCGGCTGTCCGTAGGCTGCAATGTTGATCGTTATCCGCATTACCTCACCTCCAGCATCCGCCCAGCGGCGGGAGAGTAGATTGTGCCCTCAGCTAGCACATCGCGCTCAGCTTGGTCCTTACCTGCCCGATGCGCCATGTGCAGGGCATTGGCAATGAGCACCAAGTACTTGCTCGGTATCTCTGCCAATAGGCCGGATGGGATTGAGGCCATAATAGCCTCTACAGTGCGCGGATAAGCAGCCATGCTCATTTGGCGGCGGATGCGATTGATCTTAATCGAGTGATTCATTTGTAATCTCCAATCCGGGTATCCGGCTCATATTGAGGCTGTACACCTCAATCAATCTGTATCCACCCTATCACCATGTATCGCAATGTCAAGCATTATTTTGCAATAAAATGCAATTTGTTGTAACGCGTGTCAATTTAATGCTTTGCGCTATATCGATAGTTAATGGGAGGGCTTTTCACCGCCCCATTCTCTCTAAACGGTTCTGATTTTCTCTGATCGCAACGGTTATGTTTGGGCGCAAGCAGGCCGGTGTTGTGACCAGGGTTGCCCCAATGGAGCCGGTATAGCGGGGAGTAGCGTGTGGTTGTTATACGTTAAGAATACAAACGTGATACACTTAACGCATGAGTGCATATCGCAACCTAGTTATTTCATCTGGACGCCTTACATCGTGTGCATGGTGCGGATACTCCAATACCGACGCGCTTGAGGTGCATCACAAAGATAGAGATCGCACCAATAATGAGATAGAAAATCTTGAGGTGCTTTGCTCTAATTGTCATAAAATTGAGCATAAAGCCAATAAGCGTCCACATAAAAAGCGTGTTGTCCCAGCAAAGATATTGATAGCGATACGGATACCTGATGTGCTGGCCTCTCGGATTGATGCCAGGTGCAGTGTCCGCAAGCAAAGCAAGACGGATGTTCTGCTAGAGGCCATCGAGCGCGGATGGGATGAGCCACCGATACCCACGTCGCACAGCCCACTGCCTCAAGCTGAGCCGATACCTTCCGAGCACAAGCCCACCATGGATGCGCTCCGCTCGATATGCGCCGGCAATGTTTCCAGGGCAGAGGTTGAGCCTGAGCCCGCCGAGGATTGCACGCCTGAGTGCTGCGAGTGCGGCCACGTGCTCACCGGCAAGGTCATCAAGGGAGTTGTGGTGGCGTGGGCGTGTCCCGATACTGGATGCCCGATGTACGGGATAGAGCAGAGGTGATGTCCGGCCAGGTTGTTCGCTCTTGCCATCGCTGGGAGGGCGGCAGATGCGCCTATGGTGCTACCGGTAGGGGCTATGTGGCTCATTCTACTGAGTTGTCGTGCCGCGCGGAGGTTGGCCGGATGAGCCGGTTGCGGAGAGGTTGTCCTGACTTGGGTGGCTAACGATGGCTTGGACGGCAATTTGACCAACGCTAGGGACACAAGATTTTAGAGCGCATGGTGTACATTTTTTATGTACACTTGACAATAATAATGCACAGTGTACACTAACAGTATGGATATTAAGCATTGCAAAGCGTGCGGTAAGGAATGGTGCTTCCGGGGTATTGGGAGGCCGATCAGGTGTGGAAAGTGTAAAAGTCCCTATTGGGATCAGGATAAAAAAATTGCGGGGATAGCTCAACAGGCAGAGCGTCGGTCTTCCAGTCCGAAGGTTTCGGGTTCGAGTCCCGATCCCCGCTCCAAGTTTTCTATTGGAAAAGAGCAGAAGTGAGGGAGTACGAGAATGGATGCCCGATACTGGAGGATGAAGTGGTTAATGATCACGAGTGGATTTGTCCAAGATGCGGTTTGATCTGTTTCAGCCTAACCGAGTACCACAAGCATTTCAAGAAGGAGCATGAAAAGTGAGCGACCGCGACGATAAACTGATTGAGTTTGTGAACAAGACGACACCGAAGATTGCGCAGCCTAAGTGCCCCAAGTGCGGGCATGTTCCTCTGGAGTTTCTGTGCAACGTAGTCAGGACTCAGGCGGGTCATCTGGTGTCTGTGATCTGGTGCAGCCATTGCGGCCATACCTTGAATACCCAGTTTGTGGGCATGGATCAACCGCAAGCTCCTACAATCATCAGGCCGGTATGAGGCAGCACGGCGACCCAACCCGTGACTATGCCAGCGAGTGGAAGCGCTGGCGTAGGGAGCGGAGATGGACCCAGGAGCAGGAAGCTGAAGTGCTTGGATTGACAAGAAAGACCATCCGCGACATTGAAAAGGGAAAGCATCCGCCCAGGCTTAGCACACGTGAGAAAATGGCGGCATTGCAGGAAAGGTACAGAGAGGCGAAATCGTGAACGAATCACCAGTAGTAATTCCTCAGCCATTGACGGGAACGGAAATCAAGAGGGGAATTGCAGTCCGCATGACGCGAGAATTGCCGGAGGATGTGCTCGAGCCGCTTAAAGATCGAATCATCGAAGGACTTGGCAAGACGTGCTCATTGCTCGGTCACACGGCGTATGCAAAGTTCAATGCGAAGTGGACGCTTGTTTGGTGGATGGAAGATGGAGCAATTCATGCAGATTGGTGGGTAAAGTACAGTCTAGACGACTTTGGAAGGATTACGTATGGAGGAATTGGAGATCGCTCAGAGAGTATACCGATGGATGCCACAAAATCATTTGGTGGCACAATCGATGAGGTTCCCCCTGACCGCTTTCGCCGCGAGACTGACCAGCCCATTCCAAAGCCGACGGAGTTGAAGAAGCCCGACCCTCAGCAGACGACATTCTCGCAGTCGATGCGCGGGCAGGGGAAACGGAGGGACGTGTGAGTAATATCGCAAAGGGAGTCTTAGAAGTTGGGACGAACGGCAACGGCGAAGTCGTCGTCAACCACCCCGACTTGCAGCCCGATAAAGATGGAGTGGGGCACATCGTTTTCTCGGTAGAGCAGGCGCGTAATTTGGCAAACCTGCTTCTATCGAAGTCCGCAGACGCTCTAGTTGAGCGAGGCGACCTGAAAACGACTTTCACTAACCACTCTAAGCGCATATGGTCAGAGGAAGAGTGCCGCATTATGGTGAACGCTTCTCTCGCTAAACTCATCGACGATGCGGGCGGAGTGATTGTCGTCGCGGTAGCAGATATGTTCAGGTGTGCGAAGTTAGGTACGTTGGCTATGGCCATGTCCGGCGACGACAAGACGCTAACACTCACCCGAGTAAAGGAGGCATAGTGCCAGACAGCGATATCGCTCCCGTTGACCGCACGAAACGCTGTATGCTGAGCGGTAACCCCGAGACGCCAGAGCACCGCGAGACCGATCCCACCACCGGGATGCAGAAGGACTATGTGGTTCTCTGCCCCATAGAGAGGGCCAAGGGGTTTGTGAAGCCCGTCCGTCGCTCCTATAAGCATCTGCGTTGCGGTTCGGTCACAACGATGGGCCGGGAGCTCGCAGAAACCTATGCCCGCGATCCCTATTTCTATTCAGGGACGATGTGCGTGAACTGCCATGCTCATTTCCCACTGAATCAGTTCAAGTGGGAAGACGGGGAGCCAATGGACCCGGAATTGCAAGTGGAGACCACGGCATGACCTCGAAACAGCTTGACCGCCTACTCGACATCCTCGACCGAGCCGTAAAAGTCGCTGAACGCTGGGCAGATAGGGAGTATCCTGAAATTGATGAAACAGCAGAAGCCACCATCTCAAGGGTTGGAGATCGTACCAGACCGCAAAGCCCGGAAGAGTACAAAGCCTTCGAGTCCGAAGAAGACGCGCTCGCAAGGTTCGCCAAGCGCCTCAATCATCAAGCATAGCGGACAGACTCCACTTGTAGTGATGAAGCGCCTGGACATTGACCCTGCCGAGGTTGCCTTGGTTCCTCACGAGCCAGCGGAGATCCTTTCACGCTGCTTTGGAGGGTCGAGAAAGACACTTCCCCGCAAGCAGATATTTGCATTCGCTGCGGTGTCGAATCAGCCTTGCGCCATGGCATTCATGCACGCTCTGAGGGACATCAAGCCTGCTGATTTAAAGCTCCTGTCTCTGGAAGCAATGTGCGTACGCGCCAAGGTGAGCCCCGTTGAGCTTCTCGGGGCAATTCTCATGTCTGCCAAGTCTATGAAGGCAACTGAGAGCGCTATGAAGGCTATTCTGGCTCATCCTGACGTTGTTGACGCGACTGTGGAGAATGCTTTGACTCCGGGAATGGTTGGACAGGCGGATCGCAAGATGCTTCATGAGGCGGTAGGATTCCTTCCCACAAAGAAGGGTGGAGGCGTCGAGATCAACTTTGGGTTTGGCCGGCCAGCAGAGGAGCGTGATGAGGATTCCGATGCTGATGCTGACTGGGATGAGGCTTTCCCGCAATTGGGAGACAACATCCAAAACTGGAGTGAAGACAAGCATAAGCTATTGGAAGGCAAGAAAGACTAGATGTACAGCGAAAGAATCGTCAATTCCACGATCAAGGAATTCACGCTCAAGAATGGGTGGGAGCCTGTCATGCACTCTGTTGATGAGTGCGATTATATGGCCGAGGAAATTGACAAGTACACAACAAAGGCTTCATCCAAAACAGGAGCACGGTCATACTTCTTTTGGAAAGATGACAAGTCCCCCACTCCGGCGACGATAAAGAAGATCAAGCGATGGGTAGCAAACGAGCGATTCCTTAGCTTCGCATCGGCTGAATACTTTGTCACGCGCTATGCCAAGATCAGGGCGGCGAATACACAAATTGTTCACTTCAATTTTAGGATTGCTCAGAAGATATTCTTCTCGTTTCTGGCTGAGTGCGACGATCTTCAGATAGCGATTCAGCTTTTCATTTTAAAGGCTCGACAACTTGGAGTCTCGACGGTAACTGCTCTATTCTTCCTACATCGCATTCTCTACGTCGCCAACACCTATGCTGTCATGGCATCTGTGCAGGTTCCCCAGTCACAGAAGCTCAAGAACATGATCGACACATGCCAGGATAATCTCCCATTTTGGCTGAGAGTCGGTCAGACTTCCACCAAGGTTACTGAGCCACGCTGGACGAATGGAAGTAGGCTTTCTGTGCAGGCTGGAGCTCAGGAAGTTGGAATCGGACAGGGGGATTCTCCATCGTGCCTCCATATTTCTGAGCTTGGCGACTATCTTAACCCAAAGCACACACTAGACGAGGGTCTATTCCCTGCCTGCCACCAGCTTCCATCGCTATTCATGGTTCTAGAAGGAACTGGTTCGATGGCAACGACTTGGCAGAAGGAAAGCTGGGAGTTGTACTCTTCTGGTAAAGGACGATTCAAGGCATTCTTCATTCCCCCAGCCTGTGCAACTGACCTATACCCGCCTGAAGCATGGTTACGCCAGCACCCATTGCCAGAGGATTGGGAACACAAGATCACCGATTCCACTCGCAAGATGCGCCGCCGTGGCGAGCTTTATGTGCGCTCCACAGACTACCTGTGGAAGTTCCTCGGCCAGCACTGGGAGATGCCAAAAGAGTTCCAATGGTTCTGGCAGTGCGGATATGAGGAGGCCGTAGCAAAGCACGCAGAACGAGAATTCCTGGCGGCAAATGCCGTCACTCCTGGGGATGCTTTCCAATCCAAGGATGATCCAGTCTTCACTCAAGAGACAATCAATATTGTCACAGAAGCAAGAGAGAAGAGCTACGCGGCTTATGCCATCACTGGGAGAACGATTCTGATGGGCAACGAAAACCAGCCCTACGAGCCAAATCTAGAAGACGTAAACCAGAATGAATCGAATATTGTTCTGGACTGGGAAGGTATCGACGGAAACGAGTATCGCTGGAATCTAGTACCCTTGCGTCCATTCGATGATTCAACCGATGCGGCATGTTTTGATAAGCTCTTGGTTTTTGAGGAGCCGGAGCCTGGAGCAGAATATGCCATTGCAATTGATACAGCACATGGGCTAAACACGCCCAATGAGGACCGTTCAGCCTTGCGTGTAAGCCGCTATGGTCATAATGAAGAGCCAGACCGTATAGTCGCCAGCTTTAATTCTTTGCGAGTCAATTCTCCTCAGATGGCCCGTATTGCGGCCGCCATTGCCGTGCTCTATGGAACCGATGGAAACAAGAACGTGATCTCAGGAAATCCATTGCTGGTAAAGTTCATCATTGAGCAAGTTCGGAAGCCTGGCGATGAATGCCAGCACCAACTGAAGATAATGGGATTCCTTGACCATCACATCATGCATCGCTATGATTCAAAGGGTAATATCGACCCAAATAAGGGAACTCAAGAGGGATGGTTCACCAGAATGTACACGCGTTCTATTCTCCTAGATCGGTATGTTGACGCCATAAATACCGGATGGCTTGTGTTGAATGACCCAATCTCTATTCGACAACTAGCCTTGTTTGTGAGGAAGTTTGATAAGGGAGTTGGAAACTCTGCCCGGCTAGAGCACCAGCAAGGGGGTCATGATGATGGAATTTTCGCAGATGCGATGACTTGGACTACACTTCACGATATGGAAAACTCGGCGAAGAGGATACAAAGCCGATGGCCTTTAACCAAAAAGGTAAAAGAAGCTCTGAATGACACATGGTGTACGCAAGCGTCTATTGTTCCTGGATACTAGCGTTTAGAATTGCTATCGCTTACCAATGGAGGTACACTTTCCGATATGGGCAATGTTCAGTTGTGCAAAACCGAGCGGACATGCGTTTACAAAGACTTGGACACAGGAAGAATCTTATCCTTTGGAATTGCAGGCGCCCCCCCTCTAAATGTCCCCGATGGCATCCGCTATGAGGCAATTGAATGCCTACATGCCTCCGATCTTGACCGATTCATGGACCAATACCGCCAGCAACACATTGAAGACGAGGAGCGGGCCGCAGTCAGCAAGCTGGAACGAGAGCGTGGATTCCGCAAGTCGGTCCGCGATGCCGTGATTGCCCGTAATGCCCATCTCGATCAATTCAATAGAGACGTGAATCTGCGGATGATGGACGCGCAGGACAAGCTCTATGAGCGTATTCTTAGCCAGAGAATCAGGGCCGTTCCCAAGCTCGCAGCAGAGATGTACGAGCAAGGCGGGGACGATGCCCGAATCTTGAAAGATGCGCGTAGAGGAAATCTCTAATGCTTCTTGGAGACAGCGACCGTTTAATCTCATGGCAGGCACCGCCAAGGGAGATGTCTGGCCAATATATTAAGGGATTTTTCGAAGAAATTGTGCAGCAGGGCGATAACTGGGTCCAGAATCAACCCGGCATCGCAAACCTTACAAATGATATTCAGCTTCTGATGGGCACCGGCCAGGACCGGGATATGCCGTCGAACCTTCTTCAGCCAGACATCCGCTCATTTGTCGAGACAATTACCGACCTTCGCCAGATTGCCACGATGGGGTCGAAAGCGGAGCAATCAAAGAAGACAGTTGCTCTCTATAACGATATTTTCAAGTTTGTGTTTTGGGATTCTCTATACGTACCAAACACCCGCAAGGCTCTCCAGTGGGCTATGCTTGGCCGTGGTTACAAGTGGCAGAAGTTCTCTCGCCCGTGGCATGGTGGAGGGACAGCCAAGATCAAGTTTGAGGCGCTGGGGCCGCGCGAGTTTCTTCCTGACCAGCTACCCCACAACGCGGACATTGACGACGCCTACGCGGGTACAATCGTCTTCCCGATGGGGCTGGCAGAGGCTCATGCGCGGTTTGAACAGTTCCAAAAGTGGCTTACCCCGATTTCTCAATATTCACGTTCAGGAGTGAACGTAACCCAAAACATGCTTCGGCGCTATGAGTTCTATGACCGCTGGCGCTTTGGCGGATCAAATACTTCCGAATGGGTGGACAAGTACACCGAAATCAGGTATCACTTTATTCACGATCTGCGTATCAACGACACTGGATACACGCAGCAGATGGGTGTGGATGAAACAACCTGGGGCTACAAGGTTCCCACACTTGGCGACTTGATAGTCACGATTGATTCTGATTCCGGCCTGCCGCGTTCCCGCAAAGCTGAGTTGAAAGATTGCCGCATGTATCCTCGTTTGCGTCTTGTAATCACTTCCCCATCTTGCCCAGTTCCACTTTACGATGACACGGCATTTGATATGCACGCCAAGATTCCTGTTACTCAGCACGACGTGAATGACTGGGTATGGTCGCCGATGGGCTACTCCATCGTGTCTGGCGTCAAAGGACTTGAAGTGGCTCGCCGTGATCGCCTTTCGGACATTAATACCGTTCTATCGGTTCGCAAAGACCCTCCCCTAGGAACTGATGTATCGACTGGCGTGTCGCGTACACAGATGGACAAGCTAGACTTGCTCCATGCGCAGGGTGTGCGTGTCGGTGGCAAGGGCGATCCATCGAAGTGGACAAAATCCCTACTTCCCCCTGAAGTCGATGTAGATGAGAAGGACTTCAAGGGAGTCGATATGCTTGGCGCTGCAATCAAAGGCGCCCTGGGTTTGACAGACATTTCCTCCATGCGAGAAGTAAAAGGAAACATGTCTGATCAGGCATTCGACAAGATGGTCGAAAATCTAGGGCCGGTAGCCAAAGGCATCGCTTTGAATCAGTGGATTGCCAACTCCAAAGACGCAAACATGCTGAAGTACAACATTGCGCAATACTTCACTCCTCAGATGCTGATGGATATGATTGGCCCGGAGAGCGTTGGGGTAGAGACCTTTGATAATGATCCAAACTCCTTGGTCCCATCGCATCTTCCCGGCGAGGATGAAGATAATGTTAGTGCGCACAGTCGGCAGGATCGGGCAAAATGGTTCTGCGAAAGGCTGAAGGTTATCAATACTCCCGCACAGTTGCTAAACGTAACACACCTGACTGAGAGAATGACTCAAATAATGCTCCTTCAGCAGAAGATTCCTGTCGATTTGGAAACCACGATGGAAAAAATTGGAGTTCCAGACTATCAGGTAAGGCATGAACGTTGGAAGGAAGAGCAGCTTGAAGATGCGGAATGGAAATTAGACGTTGAAGCTACATTGGCACATAAGACAGCATCACTTGGTTTGCATCCTCCCGAACAGCAACAGGGAGGTCCAGGGCAAGGCAAGGGCGGAGGAAGAAAGCAAACTGGAAAGAAAAGTCCAAAACCAGCCATGAAAGGATCGCGATCAGGGCAGGTTAGAGTAGTGAACAAATCGAGCTAAAGGAGGAATCATTTGGATACCCGCACAGATATTGAGAAGGAATTAGGAATTGAAGTGATTAAGCGGGAGAAGATTGTCTCCTACCGCGAGACTATATCTCTCCGAAACAAGGACCGTGTTCCCGAGGCGATTGCTTATATTCAGTCACAATTGCAGCATGGAAAGGTGACCGGCAAAGCAAATGTGAACATGAATCAAGGCGGAGTGACACAGGTTCTGACGGAACAGATAGGCAAGGTTCGGCTTGGCTCCGAATTGGACGATTTGACCGATGAAGTTTTTTCTTTGGAAAAGTCGCTTGACATTAAAAAAGAACCGGCGTAGCGTTGTCGATAGATTATTGAATATAGAGATTCCAATCCACTCCTTTGGAGATCGGAACGGCCTCAAAGCGAAACAGCTTTGGGGCTGTTTCTGTTTAGGGCGAAAGTCAACCAAAGGAGAAAAGCATCATGGCAAAGCGCAAGAGTGGAATGGTCATCAAGGGCGTTAGCGAGCATGTTGGCAAGAAAACCCGCAAGGGCCGTGGTCGCAAGCGCGGTGGCAAGAAAGCAGCCAAGAAGTAGTCATGGCTACTTCAATGGCAAATCCGCAGGCATCGGCTCCCCAACCAACACCACAAGGAGCCGATGCTGGTGCGTCTCAAGCTAACCCGCTTCAGACGACTTTGGGCAAGATTGCAATGTTACTCAAGCAGGTTGCCCAGCAGAATACTTCCGTTCAAGAACCTCTCAATCAAGCAGTTCAATCCATCGTGCAGGCAATCCAGATGAGTTCGCAGGCGGCTACACAGCAGCCTCAGCAACCTTCTGCGCCGCCGCAGCAATAATTAGGAGAAAAGCATGACAGTAGAGGAACTCATTGCCGAACTTGGAGTAACAGTTGATCCCGCGAAGGCAGGCGTACTCAAGAATTGGAACGACAAGTTTTCTGCGATGGAATCTGATTCGCAAAGCAAACTTGCCGAAGCTCAAAAGCAATTGCAGGACGCGCAGGGACTTCAGCGAGTGATTGATGACAGCATCCGTACCTCTGGCCTTACCGAGGCAAACATTGCTCAGTTGCAGGCGAACAACGCTGCTCTTACTGCGGCTCTCAGCGCTCGGGATGCTGCAATCGATGAGATCAAGAAGGCTGGATTCACTGGTCTGAATATTCCCGATCTTCCCAAGGTGAACCAGGGTCCGGCAGCAAAAGACCCTGTGAAGCAGCTTGAAGAGACCATCATGAATGGTATCGGCATGATGGGGCAGACCATGAACGAGATGAACCGCTATCAGCGGGTGTTCAATTCTGCTGTTCCTGAAGATCCTGCCACGATTGCCGACAAGGCCATGAAGTCTCGCCTCTCTGTCCATGACTACATGGAGCAGACCTACAAAGTTAGCTCCAAGGAACAGGAAAACGCCAAGAATGCAGAGACGAAGCGCCTTGAAGGGATGAAAGCGAAGTGGGAAGAAGAGTACAAGGCCGCTCATCCCAATGTTGCTGGGAATTCAGAGCTTCACGTTGGTGGCACTTCAAACTATCCCAACATTCCAAAGCCTTCCGATGCTGCTGGTGTGAAGGAAATGGCCGGCAAGTCTCCGATGGAAAAGATTCGCATGGCACGCGACCGCGTGAGCAAAGAAGTTCAAACGCGGATGAATGCCGCTTAAGTTCTGTTTTTTGAAGAAAGGGTGATCCGAAACTATGCCGTACCCCAATGATCTCTCCTACAACGTAAGAGACGCTGTCTCGCGGGAAATGATCCGCAAGGGCACCGTTATCGACTGGTTTGGCACCAACTATCCGTTGATGACCCTTCTTCGCGAGGCTGGTATTATCGACCTCGACTTCCAGGGGACTGGTGTTCGGACTCCCGGCATCTATGACTACACGGATGGTTATGCCACTCAACCAGGTGCAACCATCAACCCAGCCAACAAGCAGCGAGTAACGGATACGCTGTACGATATCCGATTCATGGCATCTGGCTTGACGGTCGAACCGACCGAGTACAAGCTCTACAACGCTCCAGGTGAAACACAGGTTGCCGATCAGGAATTGATTGACAACTACTGCATGACCCAGCGGCTTGAGTCAATGGCCGAGATGCAGGCGTATCAGCATGGCCAGTGGAACTCTGGCGGCGCTCCTGGCTCTTCGACTGCTGGCGTCTCTACAGACCGCCATCTGGCAATGAACGGGTTCGAGGAAATCTACAACAATGGCGTTGACCCGAGTCCGTTCGGAAACTACTTCCAGTTGACTGGCGGTATTACGCGCAACGGTGTTGTGGGGCAGGCGTACAACTCTACTCCTTACTTCTGTGGAACACCGACCGGCGCTGCTGGCTCTATCAACTACTCTCACTTCCTGCTTGCCAATGCTCGACTCGGCACTCTGGGCGCGAAGGCCCGTTGCGGTTTCACCAGCTTTTACGGTTGGGGCGCAATTGCTCTGGCATTCCGCCAGCAGGCCGTTGTGCTTCAGTTGGAAGTCAAGGAAGGAACCGATTTCGGTTGGCCTTCTGTAGACTTCAATGGCTGCAAGATTCATGCTGATCCTTTGGCTCCTTCGAGCGCGGCTTGGCAGACCTTGCCCGGTGGCAATCCTGGCGCTTTCGGCAATACCAGCACGGCAAAGTTCTACGATGGAGTGGGCGGAACAACTCAGTTGACTCCATTCCTCACGCCGACGTACAAGCTGAATGGCGTGGCGGTGGCGGCTGGTACTTTGTCGCCGACTGGATCGAATATTCCTTCGGCTACAATCATCAACCCCGGTGAGTGCCTCTGGTTCATTGATCCTTACTCGCTGGTGGCTTTGAAGCCGAAGCCTGGTTCGGGTTGGGCAATGGATTTTGACGAGAATCGTATTCCCAACAACATCACTTCGAGCATCCGCTATCTGCGGTATGCAACTAACATCTTCGGGGATCAGCCGACGCACGGTCTGCCGCTCTTCGGATTCAAGGGGGTTGGACAGTAATGGCACAGGTACCTTACACCTCTTTCTATCTTGGCCCGTTCGGCGTATACACGTCGCCCACGGGGATGCAGAGCCCCATCACGAACCAGCCATACCTAGGCGGGTCACTGCATGAGGGAGACTACTGCGATTTGCAGGCCAATGAAGCGGCGGTCTGGAATATCAAGTATGGGACTTCGCTCAATGCTGGTCGTTATCGCTTGGTTCACCTGTCCCCATTGGCAACCACTACATATGTGAAATTTGGTCTACCTATTGGATGGGGAACGCCTCAGTCTGTCGGCCAAGTTGCTATTACAGCAGCCGGTACTGGCTCAGGCAGCGGAACGGTTACGTGCTCCTCTACTGCTTCGGGTGGCATTGCTGCTACTGCTTCGGTGGTTGTCTCCGCAGGTGTAATTGTTGGAGTGCAGCTTCTTACGCCCGGATCGGGTTTCACTTCTGTGCCTACGTGGGGTCTGACGGAACTGACTGCTGCGGGCATCACGTCAAGTGGTACAATCGTTTCGGAAATGGCGGTTAGTCCAAACTTTGTAAGCTCTCTGGATGCTACGTCTATCGGACTCAATAACGTTCGCGGTATGGCCCTGTGTCAGCCAACAGCAGCGCAGATTCTCGCGAATTCTTGGATTGTCATTCAAGAGTCTGGAATTGCTCCATTGCTACCGGGAACGGCCAGCGCGGTCGCCGCAGGTAGTGCTGCGTATGTGTCCGCTACAAACGGAGTTGTAACCGTAGCGGCAGCTACGCCTGGCACGACACAGCTTCTTGCTGGATTCATTGGGTACACGGTTGATATTGCAAATGCAAATGTTGTCAGCCGAGTAAACCTTACATTGCCCATGGTTCAGGGCTAAGGAGCAAGCGTGAACACGAATTACGTATATCCGAGCGCGCAGGTGGGGGAGTTCCGGCAGGCATTGCTTTATGCTTCTGGGCCCGCCTCCTACTCGCAAGCTACGGGTGATCCTGTCTACAATCCGGGCGCGAACGAGTACATCAATTTTCCATCCTCGGCTACCACCGTAAGCGGGAATTATGGTGTGACATTCAACCCAACTTCTGCTGGTTACAATGTCGTTCGTGCTGGTGCTCCTGCTCCCTCTCAATCGGGATGGACGGCTCGCTGGTTCTTCAATAACATCGGTGGTGGGTCCGGAGTGGCGAAGGTGACACAGAATGCCGCCGGAACTGGAATGACGCCGGGTACCTATCCGATTACGTTCTCAAGCGGAGCCGCGACTGGCACTGTGACTGTAACGGCTACAACTGTAACTGCCGCAGTAGTCACGAACCCAGGATATTACACGACCCCTCCGACAGCGACTATTGGGGGAACTCCGGGAGGAACTCCAGCGACTCTTACCGTCACTATGTCCACCGCTGCGCAGGAAGTACCAACGGGCGCCAACCTGAGCGCGGAAACTGTTCAGTTTGGTGCGGTCATCTCAAGTTTGTAGGTCCGTCGTCGCGGGTGGACCCTTGGCTGGGCTGGATTAACCAGTCCAGCCTTTTTTATTAGGAGTGTAATTCTTGATCTACGACATCGCTCTCGCGCTCACTCGTTTGGTACCAGACATGCCATTGGCACGTTGCCAGACTGGTGTGCGCAGGGCGCTCGAGGCGATTTACGATCAGGCAGACTGGGGTTTTCAGCGTGCATTCTCTGGCTGGCTAGCACCGGGAATGGTATTTGACGGTGTGGGCACATTCACCACAACTCCGTATTCGAATCAGATCATTGCAGACGCAACGGCAACGGCTGCTCTTGTAGCCTATAGTGGCAGGCCATTCATTACCGAGCTTCAGTATCGCAATCCGGCATTTGCCGTATACGATATTGTGGCCTATGACTACAACACAATCAACCCTGGCTTTGTGACGTTGACACTAGACCGTCCATGGATGGAACCAGGGAGCGGCTCAGGTCAGCCGTACTACATTTACCAGCATTACTTTGTTGCTCCAGTGAAGGACTGGCGCAAGTGGATTGCTATTCAAGACTTCACCAACAATCAGACTTTGGACTTTTGGAGCTTGACGCGGGCCGATCTTGCTAACCTTGATCCTGAGCGGCAAGACAAATCCATTCCAACCAATGTTGTGCCGGCCGGAATCGATCAGCGGGCAGGTAGCTCTACCTATGGCTGGCAGCGCTTTGAGTTGTACCCATGGCAGGGTAACCTTTGCCCCTACACGCTTTCCTATAGGCGTCGCGGTCAGTTGCCTGAATCGCAGAGTGATTGGATGAGCATGTTTCCCGAGGCTCCCATCACTGAGAACATGGTGGAGTTCAAGGCTAAGGAAATTCTATTTCTCGACAAGTCAGCAGAGATGGAAGCAAAGGTTCCAAGTTCAGGAAAGGGAATGGTCCTTCTCGCGGAACTGGCGAAGAAGCAGTATTACGAATACTTTGGTCAGGTGCTGTCGATTGATTTGAATCTCGATGGCGAGAATTTCACGCATGTTCATCAGGCCGGGAAGTGGCAAAATGGAGAAAGCTATGCCACTATGGGACCTGTTGGACGCGTAAACTTAGGATCATATCCTGGCGGTTCGGGGGTTTAGGATGCAGATTTACACAGTTACGATACCGGCAAGCGGAAACATTCCGATTGTGCCAACAGACCCAACAATTCAGCGCAACGTATCTTTCCAGACACTCGTGATTGGCTCGACTACGGCTGTGGTTTACGTGGGGGATTCTTCGGTAAGCGCAACGAATGGTATCCCAATTCCAGCGGGCGGCGCTCCACTTGTGATTCCTACAGCACTCCTGACGCAGAACCTCAATGGGTGGTATCTGGCTGGGACGCCTGGAAACGTCGTAACTGTCATGGTACTTGAGTAAACGATGTGGCTACTTATAGCTGGCTATCGAAATCCGCTTCGATCTCTGCTCTTCAAGGGCGCTTAAACCAGTGGTCTATCTGGTCACAGGAAGAACTTTGGATTTATTTGTCAGAAGCATTACGCCACTTCAACTCATTGGTAGAGCAGTGGAACGCAACTGTTGCGATTCCTAATGCTGATGGGCAGTGGATCAATACTGGAACGCTGGTTTCCTCCCCCCGTTTACGTTCAGTTACGGACGTAGACCTTTATACCCAGATGCAGTACATGCTGCTTGAGCCTGCCAGCGGAGGGACGTGGACTGGATCAAGCCAGTTCACTCTCCAGAATCTCCAGTGGTCATTGCAGAAGAGGATTCAGGAAGTAATTCAGGCTACTTCTTGCAATATGGCGCAGCTTGCGCCGATCAATTCAACACCTGGTGTGCGCAACGGATATGCGCTCGCAGATACGGTCCTAGAGCCACGCAGGAACCGTTTCATGGCTCTGATGGCTACAACCACTGGCACAGCGCTATCCGGTTCGTCCACGGTCAATGTAGTCTCAGCAGCAGGCATTGTGAATGGTCAGGCTATCTCTGGAACGGGGATTCAGTCAGGGACGTTCGTGACGGGACTCTCTGGAGCAACGGTGAGCCTGAGTTTGCCTACCTCTGGGGCTGTTGCAGGCACGATGCAGTTCTTCCAACCATATTTGCTCACACGTGAGGACGTGCTATCGTTCCAGTCCTTCGAGCCGGGCTATTTGCAGACGGTTGGCTATCCACAGTCGTGGGCAGTAGCAAGCGAACCTCCGCTGTCTTTCGATGTGGACTTGGCACCAAACACTCCTGGCTATTTCGACATGCTGGCATTGAATGCAGGGCCTACATTCGCACCGCCTACAGCCTCACTACTTGGTGTTCCCGACGATTGGGCATGGCTTCCGATGTACGGTGCGCTCGCGGACGTGATGGGACAGGAAGCGGAATCCACAGATCAACAACGCGCGGCCTATTGTTTGACCCGATACACCGAAGGTCTGGAGATGATGAAACAATCGAACTGGCTTCTCCAGACGCTCATCAATGGGCAGGTATCGAAGGTAACAGCACTGGCCGACATGGATGCACTAGCGGTGAACTGGCAGGAGTCACAGAATAATCTTCCAGCGGTGATTGAAGCAGGTATGGACTTCATCGCTCCTGTTCCTGGGAATGGTACGAGTCTTGCGGTGAATCTCGTGGGCAATGCACCTCTGCTTGACCATACGGGAACCTACGTACAGGTATCTCGTGATGACTGGCAGGCTATTCTCGATTATTCTCAGCATTTGGCCTGTTTTAAGCTAGGAAATGATGCGTTTCAGGCTACCATGCCCATGCTTAAATCGTTCTACCAGTTCTGCGCATCAAGGAATTCTCGATGGGCACGTTCTGGATTGTTCGTGAAGTACCTCAGGGCAGAGGGACAGAAACAGGAGAAAGCTCAACCAAGATATGAGGTAAAAGCATGAACCAACGCGATTCAGCGTCAAGGGAAGAAGCATTCAAAGAAATAGGAAATGGCAATACTTATAAGCGCACTAAGCGTAAGAGGGGGACAAAAGTCGCCAACAAGCAGCGGATAGCGATCTACCTCAGTAAAAGTAGACGGGGAGAATACGGAAAGCGAGCAAAGCGTAAAGCAGATCGAGGCAAGTAGTGGAAACTGGAATTCGTTTGGATATACAGGGAGGTATAAATACTTCCGCCTCGCCAGACCAGATCGAGGCGAATGGTGGTGGCTGGCCTTATCTTGCGAATGTCCGGAAGAACCGCAAGTCGATGACGGTTGCGCGCTATCCGCTTGGCTCGAACCTGCTTACGTCCGCGCTCGCTAATGGAATAACGTCCATTTCTCGCCTGAATGACCCATACAAGGCAACCCCGAGTTATGCTTACCTTTCTGGATCGAATGGAAGTCTGTACGTTGGGAATACCCAGGTAGCATCTGGACTTAGCACTCTTCCTCTATCGTTTCTTCCCTACCGTCCTCCTGACAGTCCGCAGCCGTGGGATTATATTGCCGATCCATCGCTTGCGGTTACCATTCCGTCCTACGTGGCATCGGGCTATGGTCCGGTGTGCGGAATGCTCAAGGTGCGTTCAGATGGTACCTGCTACAAGGTGGGAATCAAAGAGCCACAGAACGCCCCAATTGTTAATGTTGCGAGTGCGGCAAGCCCATACTGGGTAACGTATCGCTATCTCTATCGATCTAAGATTACCGGAGCGCCCTCTAATCCATCGCCGGAATCTGTTCCCATTCAGGTGCAACTCGTCTCGCAGTCGGGTTCATACTCCGTCGATTCAAGCTATGCGTCATACATATCTTTCAATACATCTCAGTATGAATACAATTCGTTTAACGGAACACAAGACATACGGACTAAAGGAATTTCTGCTGGCATTCTTACGGATTACATTATTGCCAAAGATTTGCCCGGTCTTGCAGGAGCGGCAATCCCAACGGGAGCGCAAATCACAGGGGTAAGCGTCTCTATCACGTGGAATGGACAACAGAATGGCACAGGCGTGCTGTCGAATGTTGCTCTGTTTTATCAAGGCGCAGTAATAGGCCAAATCAAGTCTCCTGGAACATTGAACACACAAACAAATCAGACAACGCTTCAGGGTGGAGCTTCTGACGTGTGGGGAGCCATCCTGACGCCAGATGTGGTGACAGATTCCACATTCGGATTTGGCGTTCAGGTTCTCACTGAAGAGTCTGGAGGAACTGACCGTTCGTTCTTCTACACATTCACGGTTACGGTATATTATGCTAATTTCTCGGCAACAGGTGCTTGTACGCTCTCTATCGATCCTCAAGTAGACACCATCGATGTGTATCGCCAGACTCCGGGACTCGATAACTTTACCTATACGCTGTCAATTGCCAACTCAGGTTCGGGTGCATTCACTGATACGCTTGCCGACCTGACGATTGCAAACAATCCTATTCTTAGCTATAACAATTACGAACCATTCCCATCGATCGATCTTCCGCGTTCTGGAACCTGCAATGTTTTAGGCGTGAGTCAAGAAGTTACGGCGGTAGGCACTGTAAATCCGGGAAGCGGACAAACTCCAGGAACTCATCCTATTGCGGCAGTCGGTGGCGGGGGAACTGGCGCAGTGGTTACGGTAGTGATTGATGGTACGGGAGTTATTAGCACATCAACACCGCCAGTCGTTACCGCGATGGGTTCAGGCTATACGTCAGTCCCAACATTCCCATTGACGTTTGGTGGAACTCCAGGTACGGTTTCAGCAACGATCAGCCCGATTCTGCCTCTTTTGCCGAATGTGCAGTGGGTGAGTGGCGACATATTCAATGTGCGCTGGCTTCCCGGAACGGCCATCCTGATTGCGGACTCGACCGGAGCGCAGATAGGGTACCTGCTCTATAATCGGCCCAGCGACACCACGCACATGCTGGTGTATAACACTACCACTACGGACACTGGGTTCATTACCTTCGGATTTCCTCCAGCAGGAACTGGGCTGACTTGGCAGATCATTGCTCCTGACTTGGCGGCAGAGCCTTCTCCAGTTATTTGGGGTCCAACTCCAGATTCTGGTGGTGGTTCGTTCATGATGGGCTTGGACCCGCTCAATCCAGGCGATCTGCTCACGTCACTTGGAAACAATTTCGATTCGGCACCATCCTCACAGAGGCTATATATCTGCTCACCTTCAGAGGGATTGCAGAATGGAATTGTGACCTCAGAACTGCATGTGGTGTTTTCACCGGAACGGTTCTGGCTGCTCTATCCCAACTTCTCTGATGCGGTAGCGACGGTGACTGGTACGACCGGACCATTGTGGACACCCGTGCAGGCCGCAGCAACACGTGGGCTGTTCATGCGCTATGCCCTTGGTGGATTAGGAGCGCTGATCGCGTGGAGGGCCAAGGATGGCATCTTTATATCGCAAGCGGGCGGACCCGAACAGGATATTTCCGCGAACATCTACAACCTGTTTCCACATGGTGAACCAGAAGGACCATCACCCGTGGTTATCGGTAACCAGACGATTTATCCGCCGAATGATTCCATACCGCAGGCGCAGACAATAACCTGCGTTCCAGGCTACATCTTCTACAACTATCAGGACATCAATGGAACTCCTAGGACTCTAGTCTTTGATATGGAAGCGAAGGGATGGGTCGTAGACTCCTACACGCCCACAGTGAACTGCCATGCTCTGGCAACGGGAGTCAATCAAATTCTCGTAGGGTGTACAGATGGAACGATTAGAGCATTTGATACTGCGGGCACAGAAGCGCAGACCGCTATCATTATCACGCGCTCTGAGAACAAAGGCAGCACTCGGGTAGTGAAGCGCATTGGCGGTGTCTTCCTACGCGCGGTGGCGGCAAGCGCAATCACGCTGGCTTTCTGGGCTAACCGGCTTCAGACGGCTATCACCGGATTTGTTCCTGCTACGACAGGAACTGGAGCGTCTGAGAACGATTACCTCATCGACTTCACTTCTGCCACTAATGCAGATGTTAAGGACTTGGCTTGCCAGTTCTCATGGCCGATCACTAGCGGAAATATCCTAAGCGAGTGGCAACCGGACTGGACATTCCTACCAGCCGCTGTGATTGGATGGAAAACTGGGTTGTTGAGCTATGGTCCAGGGTGGGGGCATGTGGAGTGGATCAATCTTGCTTACCAGTCCACAGCAGCGGTGACTCTTGTGATGACTCCAGACAATGGAAGCCCAATCACGCTAACTTTCCCAAGCACAGGAGGAAAACAAGTGAAACAGTTTTTGACCTTTCCGCCGAACAAGTTCAAGATTATTGGGTGGACTGCAAACTCAAGTGAACCATTCACGATCTATGCGGGCGACACGGCAGTCCAGTTCGCAGCATGGGGAGGCAAGTCAGGAACAATTCCGCCATTTCAGGCTGGATGGGGAACTGAGAAAGCGACCACTTGATGAGCACAACGCCTCCAATCACGGCATGGGTTCCCAAGATTTCGGCTGATCCGAAACCTGACGAGATACACCGTCTCTTCACCTTGGCATTTCAGAAGCTCGGGAACCATGCAACTGCATTCGGGATTCAGCAAGCCAATATCAATTCCATAAAGGCTGGAGTATCGAACACAATCATTCAGGGGGGGGGAAGCGGTGGCGGCGGGAGCATTACTCCTGCAACTCCTGGTGGAATTCCAGTCAACAATCAATCTGGTTCAACTTCCTATGCCACAGCAAGAACAGATGATGGCGCTTTGATTGTTCTGTCGAATGCCAGTCCCATCGCTGTCACGCTCACATCTCAATCTCCTCCATGGTCCTGTTTCATCGCAAACCAGTCGGCACTTGGTGGAGGAACGGCAACGATGACTCCAGCAAGTGGAACGATCAATGGGTCGGCTACACTTGTATTGCTACCATCGTACTTTGCGCTTGTCGCTTTCGACGGAACTAATTGGTTTGCGGCAACACTTCCGATTGTCCCAGTTTCATTTGGACCAATATCGCATGAGTTCCTGACAGCATACAATGCTGCGACTGGTTCATTATCGGCCGCACAGCCAGAATTCACAGATATTTCTGGTGTCGCATCACCAGCGCAGTTGCCTACTCCTACGTCAAGCACATTAGGTGGTGTTGAATCTTCTGGCCCGATAACGCATCAATGGGTGAACCAGATTGACACCTCTGGAACTCCGCATCTTAGCCAACCGGCATTTGGCGACGTGTCTGGGAGTGCGGCTACAGGGCAAATTGGAACGGGCACGCCATCGGCTGGAAGGTATGTGGATGGGGGGACTGGAGCATGGACAGTGCTTCCATCGCCTACTCTACCAGCAACTATTGCGCCAGTGGCAGGCGAGTTTCTTACTGGCTACAATGCAACAACGGGAGAATTTTCTCAGGCGACACCAACCGGATTAAGTGTAACAATAGTCACAGCGGCGTTGACGGCACTCGGAACACAGGGTTCCATGCAGTTTGTGAACGGCATTTTAGTTAATTCTGTACCTGCTACATAGATTGGAGGGTATCGCTATTTTTGGGATTGGGATGGGGCCTTCGAGCGGTGAATATGGTGCAACCAATGCGCTGACGGGAGAATCTGGCTTTGCTGGGTCAATGGGTGAAGGACTTCTCTCAAACTCCTCAGCGCTAATCAATGGTCTGCTCAGTGGAAACCAGTCCGACATTGCCAAGTTGCTGGCTCCGCAGATTGGCGCTATTTCCAAACAGGCCAATGAGAAGACGCAAACCAACGCGACATTTGGAGCACGTTCTGGTGGAACCAACGCCTCGAATCAGAACACAATGGACACTGCTCGGTCGAGCGTCAATGACATGATCTCGTCGCTCACTGGTAGCGCAATGAGTTCTGGAGCATCTCTCGGAAGCAATCTACTCAGCCAGAGCATGAGCGGCTATAACAACGTGTTCAGTCAAAACAATACCGAACAGCAGCAACGCCTAGCGCAAATTAACGATATTTTCAACAGCAGCGCGGCAGTTGCAAGCATGGGAGTAGGAGCGGCTGGAGGGGTAATGGCAACGCCGGCAGGAGCAACGGGTGGAGAGCAGTGGCTGGCTGGTCTACAGGGAGCGGGGTTCTAATGGCAGATTCAGGGAATGCGCTCGTCGATCTCGCTAACAGGGCACATGATCGCGAAGATGTGAACATGAAGGCCATTCGCGACAAAGAACAGCAGAATCTAACATTCAAAATCGCTCCCCTCAGACAGCAATTGGCAGCAGATCAGGAACGCCTTAAAACGCTTGTTGATTCAGTCGGCCAACCTAAGCTAGACGCAAATGGGAAGCACGCCGATTATGACATGATCGAAAGCCGCATGGCCAAGACCATCGGCGATATTCGTCAGGCCGCTGGAGATAAGGTTCCTTCGGATCATCCTGGGCGCATGGCTGAAACTGTGAACGGTATTCGTCAGTGGCTCAAGATGGGCGGCAAAAACAAGCAGCAGTTGGACACCGCGCAATCTACCAAGGTGAACGACTGGAGGAACCAGAATACTCAGATGGCCGGCGAGTTTGCTGTTGGTGCTCTACCTTATGCCATGACTCCCGAGGGGATGAAGGCGGCAGAAGCCTATCGCTTGCAGGTTCTAAAGAATGAGGGAGCCGCTCAACGCGGTGGTTCTGCTCGACCTGTTCCCTACTATCCTGGAGCAGTGAACCTAAAAACAGCATCTTCGATGCTTGACCAAGGTATTCAATTCAATGGGGAGGATGGAAATCCTTTAGATGTGTCAAAAATACCAGAAGGTTCCGTTCTTATTCCGGTTTACCTGGGTGGCGGAAAATCGTACTGGACAGTTGGAACCGATAAAGGCCGCTACGAAACGGCGGGAAATCAGAGATTGCTTGAACCTGCTGTAGGCGGACCTAATCCTGAAGCGCCATCTCTGGGACCCGTGCGCGTACCAAGTTCGACAACGCGGACACAGACTGCACCAGGTGGTGGTCAAGTTTTGACTGGAACAAGCACGGTTATTCCTCAAAACAGTGGTATTCCATCTACGACTCCGCACGGTACTACACCGCGGAGCGAACCAACGTTGCACGCTCGCCCACAAGGAAACATTACACGTGGTCTGCAAGGCAAGGCTGACGTTGGACGCGGAAAAAGCATTCTTCCTAATATCCAGAATATGACACCTCAGAATGCAGCAGCGGCACGCAAGTCTCAACCTGCTGTATCTGCATTGCTTGGACTGTATGGAGATCCGCAGAGTCCGCAAGCACCGTCAATGGTTGAGTTTGCTTATCTTGCAAATAACCAACATGCTCAGCAAGTTCTCGGGGAAGCGTTCAAGTTGCTCGATCAGAGTATGGGGGAGATTTCCGATCCTGGAATCATTCAGACGCTTGGCACAGCCGCAGGGTGGGCTAACTTTCGTGCTCAGGCCGAAGCTGGAGCGCAGCAAGCTACAGGAACGCAAATGACGCCACAGGAACGTGAATACTTTGATACCGCAATCGCGTCGATGGCTGACATTATCGGCTCTCGTTCCGCTACGGGTCAATCGCCTGCACGATTCAGCGTGAAGTCAATTCAGAATGAACTGCCGCTAATTGGACTTTCTGGAACTCCAGATGCGGAAAGTTATCTCACAAAAATGCAGACTATTGGAAGACAGGTGCGTGTAGGACTGAACGCAATGCCTGACAATTCCCGCGCTCTAGCATGGCTTGACAAGAGAGAAGCGGATATAGCTAAACAAAAAAGCGGTGGAGGAAAAGGACAACAAAAATTAAAGGTCGGTGATCCAATTGTCCAAGGAGGACACAAATTCAAAATTACTGCCATTGATAAAAATGGAAGAGTGACAGCAGCGGAGCCCATGTAATGCAAACGCCAAAATTCAATCCGAATCAGCCATATCAAAACGCTCAATTTGATCCTAATTCTAGCTATTCTCCAATCGCCACAGAAGAGAGCGAACATGCTCGCCAACTCTCTCCGGGGATGGCTCCTCCCTCTCGCCCATTAGACCGACTCCTTGCTCCATCTGACATGACAGGAAATGATCCAAATACGCTGCGCGGTTATCTGAAGACTTGGGCGGAGTTTGGTAAAGGAGCAGGTCGAGGCATAGCTGACCTTGTTGCAAGCCCTCCCCCAGGAACAAAGGAAAATCCAGTTATCTGGAATCCCATTACCCAACTTAAAAAGGATTGGCAAGGATTAAAGAATCTGCATGAGGAATACAAAACAAATCCCAACTATGTAGCTGGAGAACTTGCTGGACCTGCACTATTGACCCATGCGGTATCTCAGCTTTTAACTCCTGTCGGAATGGCATCGAAACTCACAAGAGCTACAGGCGTGAGCGATGCTTCGATGATAGAGGAAGCGGTAGGAGATTTGCGCTCTGCCGCCAAAGTTTCTGGTAAGCCAAATACGCTTGGAGGATTCCTTGACAACGTATCTTTGGCAGAAAAAAACCTCAACACGGAATATGCCAACACGTTGGGCAAATATGCAGTTGTTAGGGGTAATCTTCCAGACTCTAATGGAAAATTCCCCTTGTCAGATGCAATCCGTAAATTAAAAGACAGGATGCCAAAAACTACAACTGCGGATCGCGCTGCGCGTTCACATATTGATGCAGTAGCATCTGAATTCGAGAAGCCTATTCCTCTTGGTGAACTTGACCTCAAAAGGATGCAGGCTAATGGGCGATTGTTCTCCTATGAAAAGATGAATGATACCGCCCAATATTCAGCAGAATCACGGAACGCTGATATTGCTGTAGACAAGACGGTTGCAGACTGGGTACGTGATAATGTGTACCCTGAAATGGATCATCTTACTGGAAAACCGCAAGGATATTTCCGCAATCTCAAACAGCGCGTCGGGAATTTGATGAACATCGAGAGCGAGACAAAGGGAAATGCCTCTAAACTGCATACGTCTTCGATGAGAGAACGAGGTATGACGAGATGGGAACGTTCCAAACCGGGAGCAACCATGTCGGAGAAGGGGTCTATCAGAGCATATTTTCCTAATATCCCCGCATGGTTCAAGGCGTCCGATCCTGAAGCCGCAGCAAATAATGCAGTACGTTCGGCATATGGTCTGCATCAGATGTTTACTCCTCCGCCTGAAATGATGAGCGTTCCTGTAGCTAATTTTCTTGCGGCTATCCGCGCTCGTCCTACCGGCTCCAAGACCCAACAGCTTCAACGGATGGCAGATGAACAACGCAACGGCGCTCAATAGCTCAGACCGATGCGCCCGCCTGCCATACCTATTGCAGCGGTGGCGCCCTCCTGCTATCCGTCCCGCTGAGGCGCTCTATGAAGCCATTGAAACCGGCCTCACCGCGTCTAGCGATGCCCCTTGGGATGTGGCCGAACAGGCGCTTTACGATCTGGCGACAACGCGCGGACTCGACTCGAACCAGACAGATGTTTTGGCTGAGGCTGAGCATCTGTCCTCTCTAGCTTCGTTTATCACCTACGTTCTACGCCCAGATGGCCCATGGAAGCGCCCCGATCCTATTCCCCTGCCCGATGGCACCATCTGGACTTCCGGCACGTTTCTTGACGCCTCAGAGACGCATCTGCGCAGGATTGTTCTGTGCTCCCGGTGGGACGCCTACAGAATGGTTGAGGAAGAGCACGACTGGCGCACGCTGGAAGGATCGATCTACGGAGTTCCGATGGATTTGGTTGTCGTCGTGCTCGGTCAGGAGCGAGATGGAAGACGACACGGGCCGCTGTCGAAGGGGTGGCGGCATCCAGTATCGAAACAGTTGCGATTTCGCAAGCGGGATGGTGGGGACTTTGATGGCAACTGGGAGAAGATATTCAGGGAGAAGGGAGACTTCAGCAAGGAGCAATGGCTTGACGCTCTAGCCGATGATGGCGTTCTCTCCGATGTGATTCAGATTCACAATGTTCCAGTGTCAGAGAGAGCAGCGGATTGGAAAGAATTGGCGCAAAACAAGTTGGAACGGATCAGGAAGGCGACTCAACTACCAGAGGAATCGCCTTCGATGTGCTTTTCGAGGATAAATCCCTGCCCATTCCGCTCGGCTTGCCCGCGAGGAGAGGAACCGTCCGAATCACTTGGATTCGTTCCGATTTCACATCATGCCTCGAATATCACGACGTAGATCGTCTGCCGACCCAACAGCAAATGACTCTTGAGAGCGGTTCATCTGTTGTGCAACCTGGGCCGGTTCCGAAGTGATGCTCCCCAGGGATGCTGGCATTTGCATAACTGGAGATGGTGAAGCGTATCCTGCATTGGCGACTTGTGCCGGCCGATTTTCAAGCTGTGCGATCAAACCGATGCGGTAACTAACTTCACTTTCGATGCCCTTCAACTCAGCTTCAGCGGCCTGGAACTTGCTCTGAGCAAGCAGGTATGCGGTATGGGCTTCAGTGAGGCGAGAACGGGCTTCTCCGCGCTGAGAAACCATGTCTACCACTTGAGCCTGAAGCTGAAGTACGGCGGGAGAGGGAGGAAGCGGAGCAGGTGGCACGTTCAGAACTGGAGGTAAAACGGTTTCTGATTTGCGTGCTGCCCATCGTGCTTTGGCGGCTTCGGAAACAGCCTTGCGGCCAGCAGCGCTCATCTTGTGCTTTTTGGCGGTCGTATTTGACTTCGCGGGCGGATCGGAGGTAATGACATTGTTTTCCATGCGCTAATCATAATACAAAATAGGGAATAGTATAGAAACAAATCACTCGATGATGTATTCTGAACTCAGATTCTCTGTAGTACTTTTATCACCCGCGATGCACGGCCTCAGAAAATGAGGCGATAGATGCTCAAAATAATTTTGCTTATCTTGCTGCTTGGAACTTCTCCTGTTCTGGCGCAGATCGCTGCAATTCAAGGACATAGCTTTCTTGGTGGTACCCAAGCCGTTACCTCCGGCCTGAAATCCTCCAACTACATGCAGGGAATTGTCCCATACGCAACGATTTGCGTCTACAATACAGGAACAACTGCGCCCGCGACGATTTACGCCAATGCTTCAGGAGCACCTCTTTCCAGTTGCTTTACTTCAAATGCTTCCATCTCGACTGACCCTGGAGGATGGATATTCTGGGCTGCCATCAATCAAGGCTTGGACGTTGTGATGAGTGGCGGCGTGTCACCGAACATGTATCCAGCGCCGGTGACGATTAGTGATCTGTATCCATCGACACAGATTACTTCCGGTTGCGGGACGGTATGCCCGATCAGCCAAGGCGGCACGGGCGCAACTACAGCGGCGGGGGCGTTGTCGAACCTGGGCGGCGCTCCGCTGACTGGAACAGGTACATCAGGTACGTGGCCAATCAGCACCACCGGCAACGCGGCCACGGCAACGAATGTTACCGGCACAGTAGCAATCGCCAACGGCGGCACGGGCGCGAACAACGCGGCGGGGGCGTTGGTGAACCTTGGCGCATACAGCGCAACGAACCCAGCAGGGTACATCACTAACTCAGTCACGACTCTGCCCAGCCTCAGTCTGCCCTACTCGC